GCGACGCAAATTTCTATAAAAGAGATTTAACTCAGGGTTCGGCTACTGCGGGTGGTAATACTGTTGCAACTGATTTATTGGCAGGTTCTTATGTTGAGGCATTAAGAGGTAGATCAATGGTTAGAGGCGCGGGTGCTACTGTTCTTTCAGGACTTCAAGGCGATGTTGCTATACCAAGTGCAAACGCGGTTACAACTGCTTATTGGGTTGCGGAAAATTCTGCACCAACTGAGGGCGCACCAACTTTTAGACAAATCACTATGAACCCTAAAACTGTTTCAGCGTACGTTGATGTTTCAAGACATTTAATGGCGCAAAGTTCAGTTGCAATTGAATCAATTTTAAGAAAAGATTTAATTGATGGACTTGCAAGTGCAGTTGATAAAGGCGCGTTACAAGGTTCAGGTTCATCTAACCAACCAACAGGCGTACTTAATCAAACAGGTATTGGCGATGTTGCTATCGGTACAAACGGTGGTGCGGGTACTTGGGCTAAAGTAGTTGATACTTGGAAAGAAGTAGCAAAAGACAACGCAGATGTAGGCGCGTTATCTTGGTTTACTTCGCCAACTCAGGTTGCTAGATTTATGCAAACTGCAAAAGTAAGTTCAACAGATAGTCAAATGATTATGAACACACAAAATAATCTTATGGGTTACAATGTTAATGTTACAAGCCAAATGCCTGATACATTAACAAAAGGAACTTCGTCAGGGGATTGTTCAGCTTTATTATTCGGAAACTTCAATGATCTTATTATTGGGGAATGGGGTAATTTAGATGTTATGGTTGACCCTTATTCATTATCAACTCTAGGCGCAACAAGAATAGCGTCTTTCTACGATGTTGATATTGCAGTAAGACACGCTGAAAGTTTCTCAGCAATTCAAGACTTAAACGCATAATTATAATTAGCGTACTGATAGGGGACGGCGAAAGTCGTCCCGTATCTTAAATTAATTTAATAAAGGAATTATGAAAATAAAAATTTTAAAAATTACTAGAGTTAAAGGTTCAAGAGTTGAGGTTGGCGATGTAGTTGACGCTTCTGAAACAGACGCACAATTATTAGTTGGTATGGGTAAAGCTGAATTAACTAATGATACTGTTAAAAAAAATGTTGAGCCTACTATGAATAAAGCTAAAGGCTTAAAGAAAGCAGTAAAAAAAATATTTAAAAAATAATAATGGCAAAATTGCCTAAGCATTTTTTTATAGACCGTAAAAAGTTTTATATAAAATATTGGAATAAAAAAGAAGCGAGTAAAGTCCAATGCGACGGGCAATTTGATTTAGATGACGCAGTAATAACAATTAATAAAGATTTAAAACCTAAAGAAAAATTAATAACTGTTATTCACGAATTTTTACATTTTTTAGTTTGGTATAATAGCTTAAAGCTTAACGCTAGAACTGAAGAAAAATACGTTGATTTGTTTTCAACACAATTAATAGAAATATTATTAAATAAACAAAATAAAGATTTAAAAGAATTAATAATAAAAATTTTAAAAGATAATTAGTACACGAAAAGTTTATCGCTTAACTAGGGGTGGTTTATTATCATAATAATATAGGGGTGGAAAAAAGTTAATGGCGATAGAAGATACAACAGAAAGATCAATATTTTTTGATAGTGATGAGTTCGCAGATAGTATTACAATAACTATTGGTGGTTCAGCTTCAACAATTAAAGGAATATTTGATAACGAAATGACTACTATTGATGTTGGCGACAATGCGGGTATTACCGCAAACCAACCTAAGATAACTGTCAAAACAAGTGATGTTACAAATGCTGATTTTGGCGACCCTGTTGTTATTAACTCAACTAATTATACTGTAAATAATGTTCTTAAAGACGGAACAGGAATTACAGAAATATTTTTGAGTGAGGCTTAATAATGGCTCATAAAAGAACAAGCATAAGAAATAATGTTACAACAACATTAACAGGATTAACAACGACAGGCTCAAACGTTTTTGAAAGTCGTATATATCCAAATGAATTATCAAAATTACCTTTACTAAATATTTATAGTAATACAGAAACAAGCGAATTATCTAGTATAGGTAAGATTGAACGAAACTTAGAAATACAAGTTGAGGGATTTGCTAAAGCAACATCAAATATAGATGAAACTTTAGACACAATCGCAAAAGAAGTTGAGATAGCTTTAGCAACTGATTTAACTAGAGGTGGACATGCTAAAGAAACTTGGCTTACAAATACTGAATACGAATTAGAAAACATAGGCAATCAGCAATTAGGCGTTATTAAAATGACATTTAACGTACACTATATAACAACTAAAGCTGACCCTGAAACTTTAGGATAATAAAATGGCAAAAAGAATTATAGTCGTAAAAGACGATAATAAAATTGAGATATGGGACACGGACTTAGAACGTTTCGAAAAAAACGGTTGGTCTAAAGAGGGTTCTAGTCCAATTATCAAACAAACAAAAACTAAATTAACAATAAATAAGGATAAATAAATATGGCTACTCATAGCGGTTCAGCAGGAACAGTAAAAGTTGGTTCTAATGCAGTTGCAGAATTGAAATCATGGACTTTAGATCAATCGCAAGACACGGTGGAAACAACTAAATTAGGCGATACAGTTAAAACATATACGGCAACACAATCAAGTTCATCAGGAACTATGGATTGTTTTTGGGACGAAACAGATACTAACGGACAG